TCAGCCCCATTGCTTTGAGGCCTTTTCTTGTGAGTGCCATGTTTATTCTCCTTTTTCGGTTCTTCGGCGGCAGTTCCTCGCCGCAGGAGTGGGTATAAAAATAAGCCCACAACTTTCGTTGTGAGCTTATTCTAAAATATTCATTTGGCTTTTGTGGCTCATTTTTTTAGTCGCCGCGGGAGAGGTATTCTTTGAGGATTTTTCCGTAATCCTTGGCGTTCTTTTCAACAGCCTTTTTGATGAAGCGGCGGGGCTTTTGCGGCGTGCCGATGCGCCATTCCCCGGTCAGCGGGTCTTTGTATGCCCAGCGCTTCTTCGGCGTGCCCCCGGCCACGTTTTCTGCGCCGGTTCCCTCGTGGACGTAGACGGCATAATTGACGTTTGTTCCCACGTATACGGCCTTCTCATCGGGGACGACCTTATGCGTAATGCTGCTTTTGAGCCGTCCCGTATCAACCGCACGCAGGTTCTCGACTTCATCCTTGACGTCGCCCTCAGCCTGTATGCCCACCGCTTCAAGAGCGGTAATGATTTGCTCCCGGAGGGCGTTCTGCACGAGGTTTCTGTTGTTTATTATTTTGACCTCGATGGCCATTACTCGACGCCCCCTCTCAAATCGCTATAAGGACAGGCTCGGCAAGCTTTTCTCGCCGCCTCAATGTCCGGAATTTCCGCAAGCTCTTTTGTCGACGAGATTTTGAACTCGCCATTCAAGCAGCACAGCGAATCGTAGCATAAGTCAGCATCTATAACCTTGTTATATGCAGGGCAAAAATGATCCGCATCATAATCCAGCATTTTTTATCGCCTCCATTATCTTTTCCGCTTCTTCGTCGTAGTCGTCTTTTGACCATACCGTTTTGTACACCCATTCATCTTGCTCTTTTTTTATTACGCTCATTCCGTTTTTGCTGATGTAGCGTCGGCGTTTGCCGCCCCATTGTTCAAGCATCAATATCGCGTTCTCGGCGTAACTACGTACATCGTCGTCGGTAATCCCCCGCTCTATCATTCGCTTCATGATGTGATAAGCATCGCGTTTGCCGCTTGGCAGAATGTATGCCCGGACTTTATCCGGTGGTAAAACAACGCCTTTGTCTATGCCCGCAGCTTTCAGCTGCTCCTGTATTTTGAAATATTTTTTGCTGCTTTCTGGGTGCTTTTCCAGATATTTCTTTAAGTCCTTGATATACGTCCATCTCTCGGTGTCAGTATACTTTATGTCTTGGAATTTTGCAAATGTATTCGGCACTTCTTTTCCTACAATCTTTTGAAGCTCTCGGTACTGCGCATAGTCAGCATTGCGCCGAGCCTGCTTCTTAAACTCTATTGTCGTGCCCCGCGGGTCTTCTTCCATTTTCCGCTCAAGCCACTCTGAATACACCTCTCGCGTGCGTTTATGGCCTTTGACCATGGCCTTGACAGCACAGCGGCAATTGTACAAATTCCAGCCGGATGCCCCCAGCGATGCATCGCCGGGAAACATCAGCTTTTCACCGCCAACTGTAAACGGTTCCTTTACTCCAACGCGCTGCCCATCAGCCACGCCGTGCTCGTGGCGCGTTCTGCCATCTCTCGTGGCCAGCCATTCACGTGTCATTTCAATGCCCATGTCCGCAGCCTGTTGGTAACTCGCCGTTCGTCCGCCGTTTTCCGCCGCCGTGGTCGCGGTGCGAGCGGCGCGAATTGCACTGTCGACGCTCATGTTCGTCAGCCGCTCCCGCAGTCCGGCAGCAATCTGTCGGTTGCTCTCGCCCATAAGTATTCCTCGCGTTACTCGTGCGGTTATCTGCTTTTTGCCGTAGTCGAGATCAATGCCGCGTTTCAGTGCAAGGCTCGGCGGGTAATATGGCATGAGGTCAGGGCGCTCGACAAGCAAGCGGCGAATAGTCGCTTCGTCGTATAGAGTGAAGTCTACGCCCGCTCCGACGCTCTCGATCTCATAAGCCGCATAGTTGCGGTTGAGGGTGTATATCCCCGGCGTGGTGTCATTGATGTAGGCCACCGCCACTTCATTTGCATGCGTCGACCGCTCCGCGAGCTTGTCTCGCAGGTTCTCAAATCGACGCCCGCGGCCGATCTGATTCAAGCGCCACTGCTTATATGCTTCGTCGTCGATTTTCCCGGCCTGCAGCATATCCTGCATTTCCTTGTCTCTCACCGCGAACTTAGCAAAATAATCATCGATGATGTCCTGCAGCTCTTTAGCGGCCTCATCGTACATTTCCCGGATGCGCTCTTCAAGCTCCTGCAGCTGCTCATCGGTCAGTCTGTGACCTTCATCCAGCCTCATGGCTTATTCCTCGTCCCCGGTGTCATCATCCTCGGGCTTTATGCCGTCATCTTTCGGTTTTTTGTTGTTATCGCCGCCGAATCCGTTATCAAAACGGCTCATTTCTTCAGCGAGCATAGTTTCAAGCCGCGCCGCGACTTCGTCCGGGGTCAGGAAAGGCAGCTTCTTTAATGCCAGTTCGTCTCCAATCAGTTCCCGTGTCTCCATGACCATGTCCGTCTGCTCTTTCTGGTTGCTGACTCGGTTACGTTTGAAACTCGGCGTCGCGTCCTCTTCCGATACGCCCTGAAGCGCGAGCAGCGCCACAATGCACTCAATGATCTGGAACTCGAAGTCGTCCGCCTCCTCGTCCATGGGCTGATAGGCGGCGTCAATGTGGTCATTCGTGGCGCCGGCGGCGATGGTGTGTACGTCAAGTCCGCCGAAGTCCTCATAAATCCCCGCTCTGATCTCCTGCAGATATTCTTTCCGGGCTTCATACGGTATCTGCTGGGTGTACGGCTCGGCAGCATCATTCTCGCCGTCGTCATATTCGGAATTTACCGACGCAATGTGCTGCGTCTTCAAGCGGGTGCGGAACTCAGCAAGTGACGCATCGTCCATGCCTCCCGCTCTCTTGACGATCCAGTATATTTCCGCGCAGTCCTGAAGATTGTTCGCGAATCCGGAACGGATGAGGTCAAAGGAATCTATCTGCTCGCGCATACCGACAAGGGTGCTCTGCTTGAGTTCCGAGCCGTAAAGCGGGATTATCGGCAGGACGCCGTTCCAGTTCTCTTCCCCGGCCACCTCGACCTCTCCCGTGGCCTCGACCTTACGTATCGTGATCTTGTAGGCCGTGTATTTATCCCGCTCAGGCGGTATTGCTTCGGGCTGCCTGTCCTTCCGGTATATGAACTTCTTGTAGCCGCGCTCCGTGTAGAGCACGGCGATCAGCGGCTTATCTGCAGCGAGCTGCCAGAATCGGATTCCCGCTCTCACTGCGCCGGTGTCCTCGTCCGGCAGCGGCTTGAACTCGGTGACCGGGAACACATACATCTGGCTGCCGTTCCAGAAGATGAAGCTCCGGCCGTGGATCAGCGCCTTATACGCAGCCTGCTTGATCTTCACATCGGCATTCCTGCCGAGTTTCTTTTTTGTCTCCTCTTTCTCGAACGTTAGGCCGTTGCCCAGAGAGTACATATTTCGCTGCGTGTTCAGCCTGTGGAAAAAGTTGGAGCAGATTTTATTGTTTGCCGCCGTGATATCCACGATACGAACGCCGGTCACATCCATCATGGTCTGGACGTAGTTGCAGATCGTCGTGTTCCGCTTTTTGTCGTATTGATCCGCCGTCAAGGCGATTTCGTACTCTACGCTGGCCTTATGTTCCGCGATTGCACGCTTTACGAAGTCTGCGAGCTCTTCCGGCTTCACAGTCTCGAAGTCCTGATAGGTCAGGAAACTCATAGATATTGCCCTCCAAATATCGTCGAAATGGTTTTGTCTTTACCGTCTTTATACGCACTGCGCAGCAATGGGCGCAGAATCGTGTATGCGAAATACCGGGTGTCGTCCATCGCGTGGTCATTCTCTTTGATGACCGCGTCGGTCGTGGCTTTCTCGTTCCAGCGGTACAGCTTGAACTCCCGCAGGCAGCTCTCACAGCTCTCGTGAACGGTTATCAGCCCCGCCTTCAGGCACGCCGCCGTGAAGCGGATGCCGTCAAGTACGTCGTTTTTTGCCTTCTTGGTCTGGAATCGTTTCTTTTTCCGGATCAGCGTTATAAATGACGCCGCCGACGGGTCTATTACTACGCAGCTGATCGTCAGGTCGCCCGCCAGCTCTTCAAGCTTGGTGTAGTATTCGTCGTCTGTCAGCTGCTCCCGCTCCTCGCGGCCAGAATAGTAAAACTCCCGCTCCCGCTGCGCTTTCTTTCCGTCCCATGACCATAGCCCTGCCGAAAAGGCGTTGAATGTGCCATAGTCTATCGAGATGAACCAGCGCTGGGGATTCGCCGCGTGCTCGGTCTTGATGTTCGCTTCTGTGAACTCCGTGTAGACAAGCCCCTCGGCCACGCACCACTCTCCGAGGATGAAGCGCTGATAGAACACGCCGCTGTACATTCCCCGGTATCGGGCTTTCGTTTCCTCGCTTAGGGAGAGGTTATCATCCATCTTGAAATGGAGATAAATCAAATGCTTTCCGCTCTCCTCTCCGAGCTTATCTATCCATTCTTTCTTGAACCAGTGCTCCGGGCTGTCTGGGTTGCAATTGAACCAGAACTTCGAGCCCTCGACCGAGCATCGCGCCGTCGCTTGGTTGACGAAGCTCTCAGGCATCAGCGCCACTTCGTCAAACAGCACACCCGCGAGCGTTATGCCCTGAACCAGATCCTGACTGCTTTCATCCTTGCCGCCGAATATGTAGAAATAATTTATCACCGAGCCGCGGCGTATCTCGATGTAATTGTCCGCACGGTGATACGCATATTTATATCCCCGTGTTCGTAGCATCCGCTGCAGCGGTCCGAGGACGTTTCTCCGGAAACTGCCGATCGTCTTCCCGCACATGCCGAAATTCTCTTCCCGAAACGACGACATTGCCCACATAACGTAGGACAGCGCCATTGACACCGTCTTCCCGCTCCTGATCGCGCCGTCAGCGATGATGCCCTCATAGTCGGAAACTCCGCTCGACGGCATCCACCATGTCAGAACCTGCTTCTGTTTGTGGGAAAACGGTTGAAACTTGAATCCGGCGCTCCTTACACTTCGTCTTGCCATATTCTCGCCGCCTTCTCGTTCAGCGCCTCAAGGAAACCGTCGTCCTCAAGCAGCTCCTGTGTCTCGGTTATGATTTCGCGCCACACTTCCGGCTTGCGGTTCTTCAGCCAAAAGATTATGGCAGCCACGTCCGGGGGCATGGTTTTCTCTGTTACCGTGACCTTTGCCGTGCCGTTTTTTATGCCATTTACGGTGCCCTCTTTCTTGACCTCCGTATACGTGTAGCCGAGAGCGCGCTTCAGCAGCGCGTTCTCGACTTTAATGTCAACAATTTCTTTTCCTTTGGACACTGCCTCGGCAATGTCCGGAAAACGGCGCTTCCAGTCGTAAAAGGTCGACGGAGCGACGCCTATTTTTTTCGCGAGGTCTTCATCGGTGCAGCCGTCGCGCGCCCAGGCGGCGAGCAGCTCAAGCCCGCTCTCGGTGCGCCACTGCGCATATTTGCCTCTTGTGCTGGGCTTTCCCCCGGCTGCCGGTTTCTTTTTTGTGCCGGGCTTCTTCCTGGCTGCGATCGTGGCTCACCTCCTCCTGTCAGCTTTATCAGGCCCCGCATTGCTCCCGCGGCATCTCCCGCTCGGAGCTGGCCTTTTATCGTCCTGTACTGCTGTTTTGTCAGCAGATGTTTGTGCCGTTCAAGCGTTTGCCACTCATTCATTCAGCATCACCGCCCGCTCGCCGGTGAATTTCTCCCAGCGGTCGATTATCACGTCGACGTAGTGCGGGTCGAACTCCATGCAGTATGCACGCCGCTCGTTCTGCTCCGCCGCGATGATTGTCGTCCCGCTCCCGGCAAACAGGTCGAGAACGCTGTCCCCGGTGTGCGTTGAGCATTGCATCTGGTAGTCGAACAGGCGCACCGGCTTCATCGTCGGGTGATCCTTGCTCTTTATCGGCTTCGGGAACTCAAGCACGGTGGATTGTTTGCGGTTTTTGAAGAAATAGTGCCGTGCGCCGTCTTTCCAGCCGTACAAACACGGCTGTGTCTCATCGCCGAGTGGTATTTCATCTTCCTCGATCTCCCGCTCTCCGTATAGGCAAGGCTCGTGTTTCCACTGGAAGTCCTGCCGCCCCATGACGTGCGTATTTTTCACCCAGATCAGGCACTGCCGGATCTGGAATTTGCTATCCATGCAGGCCCCGCGGAAGTTATATCCCTCCGAGTCAGCATGCCAAATGTAAAATCCCGCTCCGGGCTTCATAACGGTAGCCGCATTCCGGAACGCTGCCGTGAGGAACTCGCGGAACTTATCCGATGCCATGTGGTCGTTCTTGATCTTCCCTGCTGCGCCCTCGTAGTCCACGTTATACGGCGGGTCGGTCAAGAGTAAATCCATCTGGGCGCCGGCGCACAGCTTTTCCACATCCTCTCGTTTCGTGCTGTCTCCGCACATCAGTCTGTGCCCCCCCAGCTGGTACACATCGCCCGCTCGAGCTTTCGGCTTTTCCGGCAGCTCCGGCACATAATTGTCCTCGACTACCTCGGCGCTCAGTTTGTCCTCGAACCCGAAATCAAAATCAAATCCCGACAGGTCGACCTTTTCAAGCTCGGCTGCGAGTGCGTCCATGTCCCACGGGGACTCCGCCGACTTGTTGTCGACGATTCTGAACTGTGCTATCTCTTCTTCGGTCAGATCATCGGCTATAATGCACGGCACAAGCTGGTCTCGCAGCACGTTTGACCGCTGTGCCGCCTGTACGCGCCCGTGTCCGACGATGATGACTCCGTAGGGGTCTATTACCACTGGCTGCTTCCAGCCGTAATTCTCGATGCTGTGGGCAATGTTGGCCAGCTGCGATTCCGGGTGGGTCTTCGCGTTGTTCTCGTATGGCCGCAGCTCATCGAGCCGCTTGTAAACGATGTTCATCTTTTGCATGATCCCGCTCCTTTTTTATGGTCTCCGGATTCTCCGAATTCATTTACCCGCTCGGCGAACCGCCTGCGGGTGTAAAAACAGCCCGTCTGTCCGGGCTGTTAAGCGTCTTTCCGCTTTGCCGCAGAAAAGGAGAAGATGAAGAGAGGATCATCTGTCCTTCTGCGGATATGATATCAAGTTCTTTTGGCTTTCGTGGCTCATTTTTTTCTGCCGTCCACAAGCCCTAAATTTCCGGCAACGGCTTTGAGAAAATCGCGGTGCCATCTTTTTGCCGTCGCCTCAGATATGCCAGGCAGCGCGAGCGCCGCGCCGGGGATGTTGTAGCGAATGCGCGACCAGTATATCAGCCTGACCAGTTCGAGCCGTTCGTCCGCATCCGCGCAGCTGTCGCGCGTCGTCTGGATCGCTTTCTCGATCGCGCGCCGCTCCGCCGGACGCTGGTTGTCCGGATACCGGTAAAGGGTCTTCTTGACATAGCCCCACCAATCG